CCGCATTTTTGATACAACAGCTATACAAGCAGCACAGACTATGGCTGCTGGTCAGCGTAACTGGCTAACCCCTAGTAGTGAACCATGGGCTCAATTTGAACCACCAGAGGCCACTAGGACAGGCGGAGATGATGCTGCTATATGGCTAGGCAAAGCTTCTGATATTACGATGCAGGAATTGGCTAGATCCAACTTCTATTCCGTAATGAACATTGGGTATCTACACGTAGGTATCTTTGGCACAGATTGTATATTTTGTGAAGAAGGTAAGAAAGAAGCTCTCAATTTCCGTAACACTAAGATTGGCACATACACCATAGACGAGAACGATGAAGGCATAGTAGACACGGTACGCCGTGAATTTAAGCTAACAGGTCGTCAGGCTGTACAGATGTTTGGTGAAGATAATTTACCTGATAAGATGAAGACTCAGGTTAAGAGCGGTAAGGGCATGGATAGATCATTTGATTTTGTTCATTGCGTATTCCCGCGTGAAGATAGCCAAAGACTCCCAAATAGAGAGGACGGTTCTAATAAGCCTATAGCCTCGGTATACATTTCAAAAGACTTCAGAGAATGTGTCCGTATCTCCGGTTATGACGAAATGCCTTACCTAGTAAGTCGTTTTGCTAAATGGGGTACAGATAGTCCATGGGGTTATAGCCCAGCTTACCTAGCACTCCCTGATGTACGTCAGGTTAACTATGTAACAGAATACTTAGACTCATTAGCTGAACTTCATGCTGTACCTCGCGTTATAGTTCCATCCAACCTTGAAGGTGATGTTGATCTAAGAGCCGGTGGTATAACAACTTGGGACAGTAATGATCCAAACGGTAAACCTATGGAATGGGCATCCGTAGGTGATTACAAGCTAGGTATGGAGATGATTAACACTAAGAAGGACATGATCAATGATGCCTTCTTTGTTAATATGTTCAAGATGCTTGCATCAGACCCTCTGCTAGATAAGCGTATGACCGCTTATGAAATCTCACAACGTCTCGCAGAAAAGCTCGAACAATTCACTCCCGTATTTGACCGTAGAGTCACGGAGTTCCTCAACCCATTACTACGTAGAGTTTTTGGTATTCTGTACCGTGCAGGCAAGTTTGGTACTCCTCCCGATTCTCTACTTATAGACGCAGGTGGTAACAAGCGTGGTCTTGCTCTACCTGAAATTACAATCACTAGCCGTATCAGTCTTGCATTAAAAGCTCTCCAGAATCGCGGCATAGAACAGACTTTTCAATTTCTACAGCAGCTAATTGCCGTTAAACCGGAAGTAGCTGACAACTTCGACATGGATAAGATAGTGCGCGACTACAGCCGTAATGCTGGTATGTCTGCTGAACTCTTACGGGATATGAGGTCGATGATGGCTTTACGTCAACAACGCATGAAGTTACAACAGCAACAACAAGCTCTCCAAGCCGCCGAACAGCTTGGTAAAGCAGGAAAGGGATTGGGTGGTTCACCTGATTTCGTCCAAGATGCTGCTAAGAACGCAATGCAACAATAACCTAAATGATAAGTGACCAAGATACCCTCGCCACGGCCAAAATTGAACAAGGACGAATTGCCAATGCTTTTGCGCAAATATTCGGACTGCCCGGTATGCGGAGTGAAGCTCAATCACTCGTCATCGCACATCTCGAAAAATGTGCAGGAGATGATGGAAATTCATTTAGATTTGGAGACGCTAAAGACGGTATTGCTATCATTGCAGCAGGCATCCACAGAGATGGGGCCAAATCACTCTTAAAGATAATTTACAGGCAACTAGAGCTTTCACAAAAAGTAAGGGAGCCTAAGCCACAACCCATAACCAAAAGGTAATCATGTCAGCAGCCACAACAGCCGCTCCGTTTGAATTAACGGATGATGGTAAAATCGTCAGAAACTATAAAGGTAAGCAAACCGTTCTTGGTCATTACGACGAAGAAACTAAGCATCTTGAATTTGAGAATAAAGAAACTTCTATAAAGTATCGTTCACAGATACAAACAGTGATTGGTGCAGACGGTGAAGGTACACATTCCTCAGGCCGTGTCATCCGCACTATGAGCGTTAAAGGCGAAAAGAAAGATGAACCTAAAGGCAATGTTCCACCACGTCCAAAGATGGATCCAAATCTTGGTGATGCCACTCCAGCTTTTGTTGAGTGGTTATTTAAGTATTATCCAAAGGATGCTTATATTCGATATGGCGTTAAGTTGGATAGTAATGGAGAACCCATACGTACTGCCGTACGCCGCAAACTTATCGAGATTATTGATAACCGTAACTCCGATGATGATAACTTAGAAGAAATCAAGGTGGGTGCTAAGTCGTGGACAAAAGGTCCTATTACACAAGGTGCACGCATCATTAGCCAACCAGACGGCATCATAGCATCACGCGCTACACACTTAACATTCCTAGCTGAAGAAGCTACTAACTACGCTCCCGGCGTAGAAGGAGACGAAGACTTATGAGCTCAAACTCCACAGACCGTTTAGAATTTATAGACAAAGCAGCCGTTGCAGCAATGGTAGCTTTCCGCGAGAAGTTCGATTTCTCGGAAGAAAAGAATTACAAAGACTGTGCATCTATGGCATTTCATTTAGCAGATGCTATGTATGCAGAACGTGAAGAGCGTTATCCAAAAGAAGTACCCGTAGTAAAACCTACAACTAAATAATCTATGATTCCCCATTCGCCACTGTTTGATTCTATAACAGGGGATGCAGCACCAGCAGGAGGTAGTGCTCCTGCTTTAGGCTTTGCTCCTACACCCGTAGAAGCAAATACACCTTCAGCTACACCCGCAGTACAAGCAAACCCATCAGCCGTTAAAGATCCTTTTTATAAGAGTTTCATTAACGCGGATGGTACATTAAACCATAAAGCTTTAGATAGTCTACCTGACCATCATTCTTCGTTAAAGGCTACACTTTCACGGCAAAAGACGTTTGATGACGTACTTACCGTAATGGCTAACCAACAAGGGCTCGTTGGTAAGAAGGCATTAGGGCCACTACCTGCTAACGCTACGCCTGAAATGGCAGCAGAACGTAAAACCTTACTAGACTCCATAAACGGAGTTCCAAAGGATCCTAAGGACTATGGTATCACTAAACCAGACACATTAGCTAATGAGCTATGGAATGAGTCGTTGGCTAAAGGGGCGGCAGAAATTGCCCACAAGTATTCAGCATCTCCACAGATGTTAAAAGACCTTGTAGCCCTACAAACAACGGAACTACAGAAACAAATTCTTGCCCAGCAAGATTACGAACGTAGCTTCTTTCAAAAGCAACAGGATGCGTTAACACAAACCTTGAAGCTAGAGAACATTCCTATGACTAAGGCACAAGAGCTTGCCGAGCGTGGTGCACAAAAACTAGGACTTGATTTACAGAACCCAGACGTGCAAACCCTTATGAAGAATAGTAATGTCTTCTTGATGGCTATGCGTCATGCTTTAGCTACATCGGAAGATAAATTCGTTTCTGGTGAATCACAGGGTGGCCTAGGAGGCGATCCGTCTGCATTAGCTAAGGATGCTACCTCTAACAAGGCTAACCCCTTATACGCCCCTTATTGGGATGCTCAACATCCACAGAACAAGATGGCTAAGGAAACTGTTAACCAATGGCGTAAACTCGCCGCAGCAAAGGCAATTAAATGACGCTTATACAACCATTAGGAGATAAGATTATAGCTAAGCCAGTTGAGCCAACAAACAAACAGGGATTTTTAATTATACCTGCTAATTACTCACAATCGTTACGTACTCATTTTAAAGCTGAGGTGTTAGCTTCTGGTCCTAAAGCCAAGGATATAGCACCTGTAGGTTCTTTTGTTCATGTATCAGAAACATGGGGAGAGAAATTTAATTATGAGGGTAATGCCTTAATAAGCGGACGGTTACGCGATGTTAACGGCGTGGTATTGACAGAATGATATACTTTTATAACTATAGCCTCGTCCCCCAACTTATAAAACATCATGGCAATTAACACAGCATTTTCACCGAACCCAGACCTCGTAGCACAGGTAACTGGTTCCGGTCAACCAGCACCCGGAGCAGGAACAACAGGTCTAGCTCCTACCTACGCATCATCTATTGAGCTTGCACCAACACTGCAATACTCACGATTCGTAGCAATCAACACTACATCAGCAGTAGGCAGTGCTACTATTACAGCAGCATATGTCGCACAGGCTGGAGCACGTTTAGTTGTACAAATTAACAATGACTCAGGTGGCGCACGTACTATTACGTTCTCTACCGGCTTCCGTGTCACTGGTACAGTGGTAGGTACAGCTTCAAAAGCTATAATTGTTACTTTCTGTTCAGACGGAACAACTTGGAACGAAGCTAGCCGTACATCAGCAGCTTTAACTTGATTTAGTTAGCATAACACTAAAGCACTTGACTTAACTGTCAGGTGCTTTTTTTATGCCCACAGACAGAGTAGAGGACAACCAGCGCAAGCTGACCCAGCGATCTGTCGAACAACTTTGTTCGATGACCGATCCTTATGGGACAACCGGGGAGCGAACGTACAACACACGTACGGCTCACACCGTATAAATTCAATTAATTCCTTACTCTCATGGCTGGTGCAATATTCTCACTACCTCCCCATTACGAGACGGCGTTCGATGATAACTGGCGCGAAATTATGGCGCAGCAAACCGATCACCGCCTTGCTGGGATGTACACATCCGACAACGTAAACGGCAATCAAAAGCGTTACGATCAAATTGGCGATCAATCTTACGCAATGCGTCAGATTACTGCTCGTGCTCAAAAGTCTGAACCTTCAGACATTCCAACATTCTTCCGTTGGGTTCGTCCTCGTCCATATGACAAGACGACATGGATTGACTACTTTGATCATATCCTTCTCGGTCAGCTACCTGACCCACAGTCTCCAACAGCTAAGCAACACGCTATCGCTGCTAACAGACAGAAGGACATCATTGCAATCAATGCTCTATTAGGAACTAACTACACTGGTGCACAAGGAACAACAGCTACAACGCTGCCTTCTACACAAACAGTTGGTGTTACTTATGGATCAGGATCTGCAAACTCAGGTCTACAGCTCGCTAAATTAACTCAGGCTTCCTATATTATGGATAGCAATGACGTTAAAGAAGAGGGCCGTGTATTCATTTATGCTGCAAAAGAATTGAACAACTTAATCACAAATGTTGATCAAGTTAACTCGGTTCTTTACAACGATGTTCGCGCATTACGTGACGGTACAATCCGTGACTTCATGGGCTTCCATTTTGTACGCACCCAGTTGGTTCCTTTCCAATCTGGCTCTTCAACAATCCGTACCTGTGTAGCTTACCAAAAAGACTTCCTCTTAATGGGAATAGGCGAAGACGTACGTACTCATATCGATATCTTACCTATGCAATCTCATGCTATCCAAGTTCGCACTGCGCTCTTGATGGATGCGACTCGTATGGAAGAAAAGGGTGTAGTCCAAGTAAATTGCGACGAATCCGTTTAACCATTAACATAGGAGACAACTAACATGGCTATCTATTATACAGACGTAGCGTCTAATCAAATCCAAGGTGTCAACTTTCCGGGCCAAACCGGACTGACAATGTTGACTACCCAACCGGGTGTACAGAACAACCCTATCCTTGAAGGTCCTTCAAAGATTACAGCCACATATACGTGGACAGGTAACGAAGCTCAATACGACCTTATCAACATTGCTATCATACCTTCTGGTGCAATGATCGATCCTAACGGACGTGTTTCCAGTGGCGTAACAGCTCCTGCGACAACATTAACATTAGCGATTGGTGATAACGATCAAGGCTTGGCAACTAACCTGCCAATCCCAAATCCACAAACAGCACCTAATTCACTAACTGTAATCCAAGCTCCAACTTGGGTTTCTGGAACTACATATGCAGCAGGTACAATCGTACTCGATGCAACATCAACTCCAGCATATCAGCCATACACGGCTGTTGCAGCTACTAGTGGAACAACTGCTCCTCACTCAGCAGCAACAACAGTTTGGATGCCAAATAGCCAACGCTATTCGACAGCTATTAACTGTGCTGGTGCAAGCGGTAACGTATCTACAACAGGTGGTACAGCATTATATGCTCCATACCTCGTGTCTGAAGATTGCTGGTTACAAGCACTAGTTGCTACTATCGGAACTCCTGTCGCTGGCACAACTAGCGTATTCCGTTTCGAGATCGTCGATAACAACTAATTGGGTTAGTGGTTTGACGTAATTAAAACCTGCCCCATAGTTGCGTTGTGGCGACGTAGCTATGGGGTTTTTTACTTTCTATGTTTTCAACTTTATCACCGACAGACATTGCAAATTCAGCCCTATCAAAAATAGGTGCTCAATCTATTCAGTCATTAACTGACCTCAGTAATGCCTCGGCGATAGCTTGTAACAATAACTTCCAGCTTGCGTTTGAGACCGTAGCTCGCGCAACACGCTGGAACTGTTTAATTACTACGGCTGTTTTGACGGAGGTTCCGCAAACCCCGTTACCAACAAACGGAGGTACACCAGTATCAATACCATGGGCACCTTATACTTATTACGCGGCAAACATATACCTGTCCTATGGTAACGCTATTTATACCACTGAGTACGCATACACGTCCACGGGCAATTTTACTAATGACCTCACTACAGGTGCTCTTGTACAAGCGGATTATCCAGACTACAACGCATTTGGCGGCTATCCCACATCGGCTTCTTATCCATCTGGTTGGCCTTATGCTTTTGCTCTCCCTAGCGATTTCATTCTACTGGATACAGTAAACGCTAATACATCAGAAGACGCAGGGTACGGTAACGCAGGAAGCGATGAATACGAGATTATGGGACAGCTAGTGTACACAAACACTCAACAGACTTCTATCAAGTACGTATCTAATAATCAGGATACCACACGCTGGGATCCACTTTTTGTAGATTGCGTAACATACAAGTTGGCTTCTATGGTTGCTACAGCTTTACGCCAAGACGGTGGGCAAACAGAAGCATCTATGCTTGCTATTTACAAACAAGTACTAGGACAGGCTATAACCAAGAACGCTGGAGAGAAGATGCCAAACAGATTTAATCCAATCAATTCCTCAAGATTTGTAGCCTCACGTTGGTATTTCTCAAATGGGTAAAACAATAGATAGCCAAGTCAGCTTCTCGTCTGGCGAGTTTAGCCCTAGGCTAGATGCACGTATAGACCAAGAGAAGTATCGTTCAGCAGGACGGCATATACAAAACATGATCCCTCTTAAACAGGGACCATTAACACGTCGTGCTGGTACACAATACATAGGTGCTGCTAAAACAGGTAATACACTTACACAGGAATATTCGGTAAGGCTCATTAAGTTTATTTATGATCCTAACACTACATTCATGTTAGAAGTGGGGCATAAGTATATACGTTTTTATTCTAATGGTTTACAGGTAAACATCAGCTCTGCTCCTGCATATGCCACGTCTACTAATTATCCAGCAGGACAATTTGTTACGTATGGTGGACTATTTTATTACAACACTGTAACCGGTAATAGCGGTACAGGCACACCAGCGACAGACTATCCACGTTGGATACAACAAAGCATTTTAGAAGTACCTACGCCTTATAGTGCACAATACGCTGCTGGTGGTAACAACTGGAGTAGTGATATATGGCAGATACAAGTGTGTCAGATTAATGACGTAGTGTATTTTACACACCCTGATTATCCTGTTTATAAACTTACACGCATCACTGATACCAATTGGACATTTGAAAAGGTACAATTTCTTACGCCTGCTTTACTAGATCAAAACGCAAGCAATACTACATTAAGTTGTGATACAAATATAGGTACAGTGAACATCACTGCTGCTGCTCCTGCGTGGGTTACAAGTAATTATTACACTGTTGGTAATTCCGTAGAGGTTAGTTCAATAATTTATAATTGCGTAGTCAGTCACCAATCTAGCAGTTTTGCTTCTGATTTAGCTATTGGTTATTGGGTAGCAGTGAACATATTTGATGCTAAACACGTCGGTAGTTATTGGCAGATAGCTTCATTAAGAAATTCAGCTACAATTGAAGTGGATGCAAGTTCACCCACTTCTGCTTTTGCTTTAGGTTATTCAAATAACATACAGTCTTTAGGAAGCTGGGAAGTGCATACATACGGCGTATGGAGCGCTACGTTTGCTATAGAGCGTTCTCTTGATGGCGGCGTAACATGGGATGCTGTAAGGACTATTACAGGTAAGGGTGACCGTAACGTAGATATTACAGGTGTAGCAGAGGTTACAGGGCTTTACCGTATTAACGTAATAGATTCATCAGCACCTACAACGGCTGGTGCTTCAGCTCCTCGCATAGTATTTGAATGTGTAGATGCCTATCTTTACGGACTAGTACAAATTACTGCGGTGACAGATGCCTATCACGCTTCTGCACAAGTAATACAAGAGCTTTATGATAATGCTCCGTTAGCTGCTACATGGAGCAGTACAACTAATTATGTAGTTGGAAATACAGTTTCTTATGGCACCACGAATTATACCTGCACGCTCTCAATCACGGGTGGCCTTGCGCCTCCGCTCAACACCGGCAACTGGACTCCTAACGGTCCGACAACAGAGTTCTGGTCAGAAGGCGCTTGGTCAGATTATAGGGGATACCCGCAAGCAGTTGCCTCTTATCAACAGAGGGTTGTATACGCCTCAACAGCCTATGAGCCTCAGCGAATATGGGGTACAGTCACCAACGACATCGAAAACTTTGCTTTAGGCGATCAGACCCTAGCTACGGATGCTTTTGCTTTTGATCTTAATGCTCCTAGTCGTGGGTCTATAGTTTGGTTATGTGCACAGAATAATTTAATAGCAGGCTTTGCTGGAGCTGAATGGGTAATTTCAGGAAGCGGTGCAACTACAGGTGGTAGCATAGGTGGTACTATATCTCCAACATCTATACAGGCTGTAGAACATTCTACGTATGGTTCTATCTTTGGCGTTAATCCCTTAGTAGTGGGAGATGGTATAATATTTACTCAAAGACAGGCTAATCAAATTAGGCAGATGATGTTCTCGGTATATACGGAGAAGTACATGAGCCAGAGTTTAACTAGTTATTCAGGACATCTATTTAATTCGGGGATAGTACAATTAGACTATCAACAGCAATGGCACGGTCAGCCTGAATTGTGGACTATAACACAACAGGGTCAGCTATGCGGAATGACGTACGAGATGGATCAAAACATCTTTGGATGGCATAGACACATTACAGGACAAAACTTAAACAACCCTGATAGTGCTCATCCAGATATAGGATTTGAATCAGTGGCTACACTTTACGGTACAGGCAACTCAGATGACGAGGTGTGGGTAGTTGCTAACAGGTATGCTTCATTCCCGCAATGGGTGTCTACTACACGTTACTATAGCCAAAGAGATGTTTATGCGTTTAACACAACTGTTAGCTATAACGGCGACCATTATCTGTGTATATCTCCTAGCCCTAATTACTCTGTACTATCGTCTACTACCCCAGACTTGGATACAACTAATTGGCAAAAAGTAGATCCTTATGCTTATGGCCAAAGATTTATAGAACGCTTTAACCCTACCAATTGGGAACAAACCTATTTTAACGCACCTACAGGTACTCAAGCTATAGTGGCTAATGCTTTCTATGTTGATTCTGGTACAACAGTGAACAATCCGGGATCCGGCACAATAACAGGACTTGATCATTTAGCTGGTAGATGGGTGGTAGGGCTATCAGATGGATATGCCTTTGGACCATTACAGGTAGGCTTAGGCATTTCAGGTGGGCAGGCTTACGGCACCATTACCATACCTAGCGTACCTTCTGGTGGTCCTAGCGTCGTACAGGTAGGACTGCCAATCACTTATGAGCTACAGGCAATGAGGTATGATGCCGATCAACGCCAAGGCAACACACAAGGTCTTATTAAGCAAATTAGCGATGTATGGATTAGGGTGTATAACTCTTTAGGTGGAATGATAGCCAATAGCTATTCTGGTGCTGGATTACCTCAACCTGTACCTATACCTTATAATACAACGGCTAACCCCTTTGCTACGCCGCAACAGAATCTTATAACAACCCCTACGGATATACGTATTACGCCGCAGCTCAATTTGTCTCCAGATACGGATCCAACCATCATTGTAACAGGTAGCGACGCATTACCGTTGACCGTTATAGCCCTAATAATTAAGTACGATGTGATAGCAACTCCATGACCATTAGAGCCTACAACAACGATTTAGACTATCCCATGATAAGATCATGGTGGCAGGTGCATGGTAGCCCTGTTATGCCTCCAGCCGTATTCCTACCTTCTACAGGCTTTATAATCGAAAACGAAGATGGTCCTATAGCTGCTAGTTTCCTTTATTGCGTAATAGGTGGCATTTCGATTATAGAGTTCACAACAACCAATCCCGTATGCAAGCTTAGCAAGGATCTGGTAAAGGCTGTAAAAGCTTTATATACCCATTTAGAAGAGCTAGCGTTTAAGAATGGTGCTCCTTGTGTCCTTTCATTTGTTAAACCCAATAGTGGTGAAGCCCGTATCATGGCCAAAAGCGGCTATCAAGATTTACAGGGCGACGCACACACTACTTACGGAAAGAGTAACCCATGCCCGTAGTACCATTTTTACCAGCCATCTTTGCGGCAGGATCAGCCGTAGCCACTGGCATTAGCGCTGTAAGCCAAAATAAGGCTGACAGGAAGGCTGCTGACGTAGCAATGGCTACAGCAGATCATAACGCTAATGTTGATAAAGCACAGGCCACACAGCTTGATCTTAATACTTTAGAGAACATAAGAACAGAAAGAGCCCAGAACGAAATCTATCTTTCTCGGCAAGCTGCTACGTATGCTAATGCTGGCGTACTAGCTACATCAGGATCAGCCTTACACGCACAAATAACAGATGCTGGGTTAATGGAACAGCGCATCCAACAGCAATACGTTGATAGCCAACAAAAGCAGCAACAGCTTTATAGTCAGGCAGCTATCACACGGGCAGAAGGAATGGCTCAAGCTGAGGCAGATAGGGCTGCTGGTAGACAAGCTTTGTTTGATGGCGGCGCAAAAATAGCTGGAACTCTATTTGCAGCAGGAATGGGTGGAGCTTTCAGTGGTTTAGGAAGTGCGGGATCTGTAGCTCCTAGTGTTGCTCAAGCTGGAGACTTGTCTGGCATATCTAACTTAAGCACCATGCAACAATCAATCTATAGTCCCGGACTATATTAATAATTTATGCCTTTAGATATTGTTTCTGGAACAGAAGTACAAACGCAGGCCACTGGTGTTAAAATAGACCCATCGGCATTTCGCAGACAGGCAATAGCACAAGGACAGCTAGTATCCGGCGCAGGACAAGACGTGGCTTCTTTATTCAGCCAAGTAAGCAACAAGCTACAGGATATACAAAACA